CGAGGTTCCCGGCGAAAGTATTCGACGCCCAAGGCAACCCGATGTTGCAACCCGGTCTCGTTAAGCCCGGATTCTGGATTGAGGTGTTAGGCACCGTCGAGGGCAACGGCAACGCGCAAAAGCCCGGCGTGTACGTCAACCACAACATGGTCGCGTTTCGAGCGCCCGACAAGGAAATCCAAAGCGGCCCCGATCCTCGTGCCGTGGGCTTCGGTCGTGCCGCGCTGCCTGCCGGTGTGACCGCTGCCCCCGTGGGTGCCGCTGCGTTCCCTGCCGCTGCTCCGGGCGTGCCAGCGAGTCCCACACCTGCCGGCGTCCCAATGGGTGCCCCAGCGACTCCCGCAGCGCCTCCGGCTGCGAACGTGCCCCCAGCCACGCCAATGGCAGCGCCAACACCTGCCGCAGCGGCTCCGGTGCCGGTATCGCCTTCCGCAAGCTTTATTGCCCCACCAGTGGCGGGCGCAGCACCGGGCGCGCCTATGGCCCCCGCAGCGCCTCCGGCGGCAACCCTCGACCCATTGGGCGCACCGGCTGGCTATCGCATGGCAAACCCACAGGGCGCGCGTTATGAGGCGTACCGGCAAAACAACTGGACCGACGCCGCTATGATCGCCGCAGGGCACATGGTGAGGCTTTGAGGGCATCGTAAACGGTAGGTTGCCGGGGTATCTCTACCCCGGCAGCATGTACCCCTACGACCCGGCGTTCGACGACGATATCCCGTTCTAATGGCAAAGCAAAAATACACTTTGGAGCAACGCGAACGCCGCCGATTAAATTCGGCGGCGTGGCGTGCGCGTAACAAAGAACAGCAAGCCCAATATTTTGAAACATATAACCGAGTGAATGCCGAAAAATTACGAGCCAACGCTAAAGCGCGATACGCGTCGAATCCTGAAAGGTTTAAAGCAGAACAGAAAAAATATCGGCTACAGCAACGCAATGCACAACGTCGTAGAAAAGGCTTGCCCGCGCCTACAAGGCCGGAGCCAATCAATTGCGAATGTTGTCGCAAACCTTTTTTATCTCTCTCGCATCCGACGCCACACATAGATCACGATCACAATACCGGAGCTTTTCGCGGCTGGATTTGTAACCGCTGTAACACAGGACTAGGGTTGCTCGGTGATACCGTTGATGCAATTTTGTTTGCACTCGATTATCTGTTGAGTGTTCCGCGATGACTACGTCAGTGTTCCCTATAACAGAATACCCAACGTTTGATTTTGAGACGTACAGCGAAGCGGGCCTTGTGTGGGATAATTTACAACAGAAGTGGGGGTCGCTGCCGGGGTTGTCAGACCAAAATCGCGGACTCAAAGCAGTAGGCACGCGCAACTATGTCGAACATCACAGCTTTGAAGTGTTGTCACTCGCGTGGAATCTCAAAGACGGTAACGGCGTGCAATGGTGGCGACCACATCCGTCAATACCTTACAAATCATACCCACGTTACATGCCACTAGATCGTAACCACTTAGACGGCTATTGGTTGCATCCGTGGCACTTACTCGAACACGTTGCAGCCGGCGGACCACTCGAAGCGCACAACGTTAACTTTGAGTGGATCGTGTGGAATGTTCACTGTGTGCCGGTGTTAGGCTGGCCCCCGTTTCATTGCGACGACCAAGGCTTGCCGCCGCTCTAATGCAAGTCGTTCAATTCAATTTTTCTATTGGTCAACGCGTTAAACTTCACGCTGCCGATAATATTGACGGGGTCGTCACTGGATTATTGCGCGACTCCGAGGGGCACCAATACCGCGTAGTTTATTGGGCTGACACAACGCGAAAAGTGGAATGGATGTTTCAACATGAACTCAAGGCCGTAGACCCATGACCGATCAAGCACATTGCAGCGCCGCGAAGGCTCGCGCATCTGCATACCCCGGCGCACTTGGCGAACTCGGCGCAGTGCTGAACCTATCGCAACAAAAAGACAAAGCCGGTAGCGATCTAATTCGCAAGCTGACAATGCCGAAGAAACCCACGAAAGCAAACCAGTCATTGCGCTGGACGCCATTCACGGCCGCCGATGACTTCGCGCGTTTTTATGAGTACAACAAGCAAGACGTGCGGACGGAAGACGAGGCAAGCTCTAAAATATACGATCTAACACCGCGCGAGCAAGATGTGTGGAAGCTTGATTTGCGTATCAACATGCGCGGCATGCAAGTCGACACCGCAGCGGTTGAAGATTGTATCGTTATCATTGAACAAGCCGAGTTGCGCTACAACAGCGAGCTGCGCGAGATAACAAACCACGCGGTGCAGAAGTCGACCGAAGTTGCAAAAATGCTCGAATGGATGCGCACACAAGGCGTTTACCTTTACGAGCTTGACGAAGACACACTTGCCGACGCATTGAAGCGCACCGACTACCCGCGCAACGTGTTGCGTGTGCTGCGTATCCGGCAAATCCTCGCGTTTGGTAGTTGCAAAAAGTATTACGCGTTTAGATCGCAGACGACATCGTCGGGCCGGCTTTACGATCAATACACCTATTATGGCGCACACACTTCGTTGTGGAACGGTAGAGGCGTGCAGCCTGCCAACTTGTACAAGGGCGTTTTTTCAAAGCCCGAGCAAGTCGAACACGCGCTCGCAATCATCCGTTGCCGCTCTATTGAATTGCTCGAATACGAATACGGCGAGGGGTCAGCGTGGGCGCTCGATCCAAAGAACAACGGCGCGTTAGATGCCCTCGAAGTAGTTGCGAGCTGCCTGCGTTCGATGATCGTTGCCAAGGCGGGGCACCGTTTACTGTCTGCGGACTTCACCGCTATACAAGCGGTTGCAACGTCCTGCATGGCTAATGAGCAATGGCGTATTGACGTGTTCAGAACCCACGGCAAGATTTACGAAGCGCAAGCCGCATTGCTGACGGGTAAGTCGGTCGAAGAGTACCAAGCGTTTAAGAAACAGCATGGCAAGCACCACGACGACCGGCAGCTCGGCAAGCTGGCAGTATTGTCGGCAGACTTCGGCGCGTGGGTGAATGGCTGGAAACGGTTCGGCGCTGACGATCTACTCGGTGATGACGATGCAATCAAAGCCGTGGTATTGAAGACGCGCGACGCTATCCCCAACATCGTCAAATTTTGGGGCGGCCAAACCATCAACAAGTTTAAGCACGACGAACAACAATTGTTATTCGGGCTTGAAGGCGCAGCTATCTCGGCCATCCTGCAACCCGGCGATTGCTTCAACTCGAACCCCGGCTCGCGCCTTGGCGTTCTCTACCAAGTGCACGACGACGTGTTGTACTGCCGCCCACCCTCGGGCGGTTTCATTCGCTACCACGCGCCACGCTTGACGCCTTCGCAACGCAACTATGCGAGCCCGTGGGAATTTGAAATGAGCTATGAGGGATTCAATAGCAACGCGACCAAGGGTAAAATGGGTTGGTGCCGCATGTCACTATATGGCGGTGTTCAAACTCAAAATGTAATATCCCACATGTGCCGAGAGATTCAGGCCGACGCTTTATTGCGATTAGAGCGTGCAGGATATCCCGTGGTTATGCACACACACGACGAGAACGTGTGCGAAGTTCCTGACGGGTTCGGTAGTCTGGAAGAGTACAACGCCTTTATGAATAATCTACCCGCATGGGCTATTTGCGAAGACGGCCAACCGTGGCCGGTTAAAGTTCCTGACGCGTGGGAAGCGAATCGCTACGGCAAATGGGAATAAAAGAACAACAGTTAAAGGCGTATCAGAAAACCTACCGCCTGCAAAATTCCGAGCGATTAAAAATAAAAGCGCTGGAATGGCAAAAGAAAAATAAGGAACACAAGCGCGCCTATGAACGTAAACGACGCGGATTGCCAGAACCCACACGCCCACGGCCTAACCGTTGCGAATTATGTAACGGCCTGCCTAACGGGCGTGGCAATTTGCATTTAGATCACGATCACGAAACCGGCGCGTTTCGCGGGTGGATTTGTTCGACTTGCAATACTGGCCTTGGCAAATTAGGCGATAATTTACAAGGGTTGCTTCGCGCTATGGATTATATTTTAGGCTTGCCGCGTAAATGAGACACGCGTCACTAGACAACTGACGAGGTCGTCAGTTAGGATTGCTCCACACTGAACGAACGGAGCCGCCCGCATGAACTTCCGCACTCAACTTGCCTTAAATACCCTTAAAGCTGGCGGCTATTTCCGCAAGCAACTTGAAACGCAATACAATGGCCGCGAACAGTTTGTAATGCGTTTACGTAACGCGCAAGGTCAGTGCGTCAAAGGGGTTGGGTTCAAAACATTTCTTGAACTCGAATCACAACTAATTCGTAAAGAATGCGAGCGCAGCAGCGTGTGGGCTCAAGAATGGAAACTTAACGAAGTGGTGGCAGCATGAATACTCGCACATGGTCGCCTTACCAACTCGATATTTTTAAATTCGTTGAATTCGGCACCGGCAACGCAATCATAAAAGCGGTTGCAGGCTCCGGCAAATCAACAACGGTCGAGGAAGCGGTTAAGCGCACCAAGGGCTCGCACGTTGTCCTAGCGTTCAACAAGTCGATTGCCGCAGCCATGAAAGGGCGCGGCGTCAATGGTCGCACGTTCCATTCGCTGACTTACTCAGCGGTGATGCAGTTCAAAAATCAACGCGACGTTGTAGCGGACAAGCTGCGCATTCTCTGCGAGCAAAACTTGCAAGGCTCCGATTTCAAAATGTACGGCACGTTTATCTGTCGCCTTGTCGGCCTCGGTCGTAACGCGGGCATCGGTTGCTTACATGCTGACTTGCAAGAAATGTGGCTTGCATTGATCGAATACCACGACCTCGAACTCGACAGCGAACGCGCCACACCAGAACGCGCCGCCGAACTGGCAAGCGACTTGTTACGATGGTCTAACGAATCGCCGCTCGTGGACTTCGACGACTTGCTCTACATGGCAGTGCGTGAGGGTATCAGCCTGCCGAAGTTCGACAACGTGTTCGTTGATGAAGCCCAAGACACCAACGCGATACAGCGCGCTATCATTCGCAAGATCATGAAGCCGCGCAGCCGCCTGTTAGCTGTAGGTGACCCAGCGCAAGCAATTTACGGTTTTCGCGGTGCCGATTCCAACTCGTTGCAATTGATTGCTGACGAGTTCGGCTGTGTAGAGTTGCCGCTAACAGTTTCCTATCGTTGCCCGACGAGCGTTGTTGCATACGCCCACAAGTGGGTAAAACACATCGAAGCCGCACCGGGCGCACCGGCCGGCGAAGTAAAAGACATTGGGCAACGTTGGAACGCCAGCACGTTTACAAGTGGCGATCTAGTGGTGTGTCGCACTACCAAGCCGCTTATTTCGTTGGTGTACTCACTCATTAAGCTGCGCGTGCCGGCCAAGATCATGGGCCGCGAAATTGGTGCGGGTCTCGTCTCGTTGATCAATCGACTAAACGGCAAGGGCATCGACGGCCTAACCGATAAGCTGTTCACATGGAGCGCTCGCGAGCACGAGAAAGCCATCGCCAAGAAACAGGACGCGAAAGCCGAGGCCATCATCGACAAGCGCGATTGCATCATGACGTTAATCGACGCACTCGAAGAGAACGACCGCACGGTGCCGGCGCTGTGCCGTTTGATCGAGTCGTTATTCTCCGATGCCGCTGCATCCATCACGCTTGCAACGATCCACAAAGCGAAGGGGCTCGAAGGCGAGCGCGTGTTCTGGTTGAATGCGTCGCAATGCCCGGCACCGTGGGCTCGTCTTGATTGGCAACAACAGCAAGAGCGCAACTTGTGCTATGTTGCAACCACTCGCGCAAAGACTTCGTTGTTCTTGATGGACGAGCGAATTATCGCAAGAGAGGCCGCATGATCGACGCCGACGACATCGTCAGCTTTCCGCCGCCTGACGAGCGTTGCCCGCACATCACCGTCGTGTGCGATCATCTTACGGCGTTGGACCTAGCCCGGATCGAGGCGCAGCTATTGGCGTATGGCACGGCAGGCGGCAACATGATCATAGGCAGCGTTAAGCAAGACAGCATCTACGCGTTGTTGCGAGAGTTCGAGGGCGTCGACTATGAGTTCGTGGCACCGCCAAGACCCTACGAGATGTTGCCCACGGTGAAGCCGGAGCCACAACCGCACGGATGGTACAGACAGTTTGAAAAACGGCGCAGACGGAGCCGGTAGGGTTCGGTAGAAGTCCGATTAAAGCGCTGTGCCCTTGAGCAGCGCCCTACATCCTTACATAAAACAGGCGGGCATGACTCGCCGTTTTATGTTTAACCAATCTTCCAGTTGGTGCCGTCGCTGTAAACCGGCACCTTGTTCGCACCGCCACCCGCTACCGTGGCACCGATGCCGGCGGTTGTGGTGGCGTTCGAGTCAGTGACGAAAGCCTCGGCACCTACGCCAGCGACAGCCGGGTCAGGCAACGTGGCGACGGTCAAAACCCCGTAGGAGCCTCGACCGCCTGAAAGTGCGATAGGGGCGTCACCGGGAGCCCGAGCGGTGATAACACCGCCAACACTGAACAACTGAACCTTTTTAGAGTCGGCCATGTTACGGGCTCCTATGCGATCAAACGAGAGACCCGACGGTTATGCGCCGTCGGTTGGTGCTGGGGTTGATTCCGGCGCTGGCGTCTCGCTTTCCAGCGAGTTGATAGCGTCAATCAAGTTTGCGCGGGAGGTATCCACACCGGCACGAATAGCGGCGAGCTGTTCGTCGGTGATGCCTTGGCCTGACTCTTGGCCGGCGCGTACTTGGTCGGTGATGGACTGCACGCGCTGCGCGAGCAACGATGCAATTTCAAGGGCTGCGATTACGTTTGCGGTGTTCATTGGTGCGACGCCAAGTAGGTTTGTAAAGCGTTGAGGGTGGCGATTGCGGTCGCAAGCTTGTCATTTGCCGCCGCATCTTTTGCGGTGTACAAATCGCGAGCAATGTCGAGCGCGTCTCGGGCGTTGTCGGCTTGTGCCAATACGTTCTTTGCATCCGGCGCGGTCAGCTTGTGGGCACGCACAGCGACCGCCGTCACGTCGTAGATCGCAGCCACGGTCGTATAACCGACGGCAAGCTTATCGTTAAACGACTTGACAGGGAACGCAGCGCACGCCGTCAAGACGAACGCCAGCAACAACGAGACGACACAGGTAAACAGGTTTGGCAGCTTCACGGGGTTGGCTCCGTAGGGGTTGAGGGTTTTTTGCGTGGGTCGACATCTAACAGCGGCGGGTTTGCTGCTGTCAATGCGTCCGCGCCTTTGCGGGTCATGGTCAGCGGTGCAATCGACGAAGTTTGGCGGCTGTACATCGCCCACAGGCCGGCGGCAATCGTGACGATTTGCAACGCGTCGGCGCTGTAGCCCTGCAACTGCTCGTCGGTAATCCCGAGATGGAACCAGCGAATCAGAATAGACGCGATTTGCGATAGGCCCGCAATGACGCCGGCCACTTGCGACGGCGAGGTGTACCACGGAGCCGGGGGAATTAACGGCTGCGTAGCAGGTACGGGGGCTTGCTGGATGATTTCGCCGGTCATGGTGCGGGCTCCGGTGGGGTGGCGCGTTGGATGGTGAGAGTATGCCCTAACTCCCACGGAACAAGGCGAGAAAAAAATGCCATCGCTGCCATCGAGCTTGTAATGCGCCACGCGCAGCGGCCGGGCTGTTGGTCCTGCACTCGCCCCAAGCCGAGCGCGATGCAGCCTTCGAGCTGATAGGCCCAATTAGCGCTATGGATCAACACCGCCGAACGGAACCCCGGCACCGGCCAGTGTGTCACGTCAAGCTCGCGATTCACCAAGGCGAACACCTTGGGATGCTTGGGGGTGTCGTGCAACACAAGTTCGTAGGTGCCGTCGCGCACGCATGACTTGCCGGGCTCGCCGCCGTCTTCGCCGGGCTGATTACCGGCAACCCAAGGGCGTTCGATGGTGTGGAACTTCTGTGCGCCAATCGTCAGCGTGCCCACAGTCTCGAACTCGGTAAACGTGTCGCGGATAAGTACGAGATTCATAAATTACCCGTGCATGTGGGATAAAGCCCACTGTGCAAAAGCGACTATTGTACCGCCGAGCGCCGCCGATCCTGAACACAACGCAAGCAAGACACGCATGCCGCCTTTATTCTGATTCATGTGATCGTTTAGCGTAGCCACAGTCGAGCGCAAAGCCTCGACATCGTCGGCCAGCGATTTAACGGTTGATGTGAGTTGCCCAAGCATGAGCGAAACGTTATCAATTTCCATAAAGGGCATCTATAAGTTGTTAGTTAACGGGGGAATCAGGCGGCGCACTAATGCACTTTCTTTTTGAGTTCGTCTAACTCTTCGCGCAAAGCTTTGATTTGCTCTTGCTGTTCCTGCACCACGCCGAGCAACAACACGCCCACGCGGTCATACTGCACACCATCCGGGCGGCCTTGCGCATCGTATTGAACGAGGCGCGGTTCGACCTCGGCCACATCCTCGGCAATCAAGCCGTAGAACCAATCGGTTTTAGAGTCGGCTTCGGCTTTCGAGTGATATCGCACCGGCTTCAACTTGTACACTTCATCATTCAAACTATAACCCAATGGAATAATGTCTTTTTTGTAGCGACGCGATGAAGTCGAACGCAATAAGCGATTGCTGTTGCCGTTATCAAGGAAGGCATTAGCCGCGCTCGCCGTGGTTGACGCCGAGGGAAATGCCACACGGTCAGACGCGTCCCACGTGAAAACATCGTTAGAACTGTTCAAGTTGCGGATACGACCATAGCTTAACGACTCGTTGTTGCCGATGGATGTTGCAAGGCTTGTCGTATTGAACTTGATAGCCGCCAACGATGAACCACCACTAATTGCAATGCCGTCATTGCTTGCAGCAGCAGTCACAGTGATAGCGGCGTTACCTGTGCCGGCGGTCGCTGTGATCGTTGGTCCGCTGCTTGGTGCGTTTGCAACAGTTAACCCGTTAACGGTTAATGCCGCGCCGCTGCTGGGCGTATTGACCGTGACATTGCCGTATGTAGCAACACTTGGTTTATTTGTTGAATTTCCAAGCGCAACACTTGTCACGGCAGCGCCAGAACGTGAAGCGCTAAAAGCTAAGTTTGCGGTAGTTCCCGCATCGTCGATTGTGCTGATATTATAAGAGCCAGCCGTATCGCCTATGACTCGCCATATACGATTGTTGGCTGACGCATTGGGGTTATTAAACTGATAGCCAGTGTTTCCAGTAGATGCAGGCTTAAATACAACAGGCGCGTTTAATCCCGATAAGTCGCTCCCTTGAAACGTATGCACGCCCGTCCATGTGGGCGCAATCGCTTGAGACAGCGCCGGAGCACCATCACTGCGCAGAAATGTGCCGGCGCTACCGTTGACTGCCGTCAAGCCAATGGTAGCGGTAGGGTTCGCAGAGGTGCCGCCGGTTGGTGGCGTTTGGCAAGTACCATCACCACGCAAGTAAGTCGACGCGCTACACGTGCCGCCCCATGTTGAAATAACATCGCCCGAGACTGCCGCAGTAAACGCGCTCGTGCCGTTGCCTTTCGCAATGCCTGTCAGTGTTGCAACACCAGTGCCGCCCGCCGCAGGGTTGAGCGTACCTGATATTGCAAGGGTGCCCGAGGTTGTGACCGGCGAGCCTGTAACGCTAAAGCCTGACGGAACCGTCAGCGCAACACTGGTAACGGTGCCGGTGCCTGTGGCGGGCGTCTGGCAACTACCATCGCCACGCAAGAACGTCGACGAGCTGCAAGTGCCCGACCACGTGGCGATAACGTCAGAGGAAGCCGCCGCAGTAAACGCGCTCGTGCCGTTGCCCTTGGCAATGCCTGTTAACGTTGTGACGCCCGTGCCACCCTTTGCAGCGGTGATCGTGGGCAAGTCACCTAAGACGATGGTGCGAAGCGATAGCGCGCCCGTAGTGCCGTCTGGCGTAGCGAGGAACGAGTTAGCCGTCTGCCCCGTAGCAAACGCTAGTGCAAGGGTGCCGGTGTTGGTGATCGGCGAGCCCGTAACACTGAACACTGACGGAGCCGACAGGCCCACGCTGTTGACGGTGCCGCCGCCTGCGCCGGGTGGTGTCTGGCAGCTACCATCGCCACGCATAAACGTTGTGCTGTTACACGTACCGCTGAACGTTGCGAGAATGTCCGAAGACACGGCCGCCGTTGTGATGTAGGTCGACGGGTTGCCCTTTAGGATGCCGGCCGCAGGGTTGAAGTATTGAAACGTCGCACCGAGCGCCGCAACGCTGAAAAGTAGCGAACCAATAAACGCGTAAATCTTTTTCATGACACTGGCACCCATACGCCGATAGTCGACGAGTATTTCAAAGTGAGGTTTGCATATTGCGGCAAAGTAATGTCGGCAATCAATCGGAATTGATTAGCAGGCAGCGAGCTGCCATCGTTCGCTTTTAACGTAAGCAGGTTCGAGCCGTTCAAGTTGGTGATTATAACCTGTTGCCCATTGGTAACATTGGTGTGTGAGATGCCCGTCAGGTTCGCCGCACCTGCCGAGGGGTTGCATTCAAGGAACCCAATACCACGATTAAGCGCGAAGTCGCTCGACACACCCGCAGGTAATGCAGCGGCCTGCACGCCTACCGCACCGCCTACAGGGCTGTAGGCGTACCAGCCAGTTATGACACTGTCGGGGTTGTTCGTGTTGCCGGCCAAAAAGTTGATAAAGAACAACTCGGGCGTTACAGCACTTTGCAAAATCTGCCCGACACCATAGCCGCCGGCAACGCTGACAACGTCGGCGTTGAATTGATAGCAGCCGCCGGCAGAAATCCAAGCGATATGCGCCGATATCATTTTCAAGATACCGTTCATATCCTTGCCGTCCGGCGGAATGCCGCCGGCTGTCGGGTCCGTCATGGTCGCAGGCGGAAAGCCAAGGTCGAACGATGCCGCGCCCGGTGTAGGTGAAGGCACAATCGGGATAACGTTTGTATCGCCGAGGGCGGCGAACGCTTGCACTAAGCTGGGGGGAAATGGTGTAGACATTAACGTAACTCCGCCCACAAGGCCAAACCGGACCCGCTGAACTGCGCTTGATACGTAGAGCCAGCCGGCACAACTGTAAACAGTGTCCCGTCGTCGTTATCGTTAGCGATACCTCGGGACACCATGACGCCGTCAACAAATAAGAACGCGCCACCATTCGCAAAAATATGGTATTGCACCGACACCGCAATCGGTCGGCCTGTAGAGTTCACGTAATTGGTGAATCCGGCCCGCGAGCCGGTCACATCTTGCCATGACTGCAAGACACTGCCGAGCATCATTAGCAGCGCGTTCGCTGTGGCATTCACACCCACGGCTTGCGTAAACGCAGTTGTCGCAACGCGTGTGGTGTTGTCCGTAGCGCCTGCAATTGTGGCCGCGTACAAGTAGCCGAGATTGTCACGCTTTGCGATAGTGTTCGCAGTTGGTAACACGTCAATCGGCAACGCTGCGGGCGAGTAAGTAAGGTTGATATCCGAGCCGTTTGCATACACACCTGTAGGTGATGCAAAGCTGCCGGCCGGTATGGTTATTCCTGTGACTTGCGTTGCAGTCTTTACCGTCACAGTGAACGCGCCCGAGCACGTGTTGACGATAAGCCAATCTTTTACCGTAGCAGGTAGAATGATTTGTTGGTTGCCGATCAACGTGCCGAAGAGTGCAATAACAGACTTTGCAGCCTCTTGCGGCGTCAAGACTCGAACGCCACCAGTCAAGCCAGTGATAGCGGTTGCACCATAGGAATACAACGGCACCCACCCAAGGCTTGCAGGGTCGTCGGGGTCGTCAGTGTTGCCGGCGGTCAAGTTGTACCAAACGGTTAAACCGTCGGCCGAGCCGAGTATCGTGCCCACAGCATAACCGCCAATTGCGACCACAACGTCGGCGCTATACTTGTAAGGCTCGCCGCTTTGCGCATATACCGTATGCGTTGTAATCATGTACAGGATGCCGTTCATATCCGGGCCTAACATCGGCTTGCCGCCGGCAACAACTGGCGTCATCGTCAGCGGCGGGAAGCCAAGGTCGAACGACGCGCGCTGCGTCGTAACCGGCGAGGTCGGGATAGTGTTGCGGAAACCCGGCGCGGCACTGATTGCAAACGCTTCGGGGATAAACTCGGGAGTAGGTGCGCCCATTTTTATGGCCTCGTATAAAACACGCCGAAATTGAACGGAAGCGCGCCGCCGTAACCTTGGAACCCAAAGAAACCGTTAGAGATGACAGTCACAGAATAGAACACGCCGGCAGGGTGCGGCATAGCATTCGATTGCGTGAGAATAGCGAACTCTACGGGAGTCAACGCGAAATTAAAAACAAACTCCATCGCCATATTGCCAAGGTCGCGCACGAACGCTCGGCCCCGGTGAGGGAAGAGGTTGCGCAATAACTGATTGATGCCCGGCGCAGTAGTCGAGACGATGTTCGCAAGCGCCTTGGTCAAGATCAACACGCGGTAGGCATCGTCTGGTAACTCGTAGCTCGTGGTGACTTCGTTCTCGCGTGCAAACCGGCCGTATGTCATAGGCGTCCAGTCGTCTGGATTGCTTGCGTTATCAAAGCCGACTATGGGGTCAGCACCGGGAATTTGCAGCAAGCGCGATACGCCCACAATGCGGCCCCATATGTCGAGCCCGAAACCTACCGCCGTGTTGACATTCCACACAGCGTTATAGAACGCAACCATATTTGCGCGCGGGTCGATATACTCGTTCATGTTTTGAACGAGTTGCACCAACGTTGGCGAGTTGGCGTATTGCGAAATAATGGTGCGTTCAACGTCTATCATGGTGTTAGTACAACCAAGATATTTGCAGGGTCTACAGTTGGCGCTTGGTCAATGCCGGCAGTGATTGAATTCAACGCACCGGGGCCGCTTGTGCCGATCAAGATTGACAAGATAGAAACTTCGGGGCCGATGCGCGATACAGGACCGACGAACTTTGACGCAAGAATCAACCCACCGATGCGAATGCGCGCCGAGCTTGGATCGAGGCCGTTAAACGCCGCAACAATTGCAGCCTTGACGAGCGCGTCAATGTCGGATGGTAGCGAGGTGCTATCGGTCAGCTCTACGCGAAAGAAAATAGGCAACGGCGTCGGGCGATTGAATGTGATGTTATATGTAGGGTAAGGCGGCGTGTAACTCGTATCCGGCACAACTACCGTTGTGTTGCCGTTCATGTTGCAGCCTAAATCCTTTTTTGTATAAATCGCGTTGCCGATGTCTTGGCCTTCGCCACCCACAACACCCACGTAGACCGAATGCGGTGCAAGCGGGTAGTTAGTCGCGCCATAGTTGACGACCGCGTCGGTAACGTTCTCAGTCACGAACACGTCGAGCACATTGTCGACGTTGAACACTGCGCCGTAAATTGCTTCCTTGGAGCCATGCGCATTCAATGCAACGCTGTTGTAGCGACGGAACTCGAACTCGGCGCGAGACTCAACAAAACGACCGAGCACGCCCGGCGCTGAGTTGTTAATCGAATCCCAACCGGGGATAGCGCGGTAAATGATGTTAAGCGTATTTGCAGGGCATGCGACGGGGCCGTCGACAACGTTCGCAAAGCTTAAAGTAATGTTGCCTGATATCGGTATCTGCCCGCCGTCTATGCACACGTAACGGTTGCCGCTCGTGTCTTGGGCCTGTGCGCCCGCAGGTATGATCGTGCCGAAGTTGCCGCTACATTGGCACGCAACCACGGTCGGCACGCCGGGCGAACGATCTAGGAAATAGATGCGCGCAATAGCATCTTGCATGAACCCGTCAGCGGTGTCCGGGTCCACTTGGTTGACGAACTCAGCAAACACCGCATTTGCATCGGCCACAATGGCGGCCGTGCTCGATGCGAGTTGACCTTGCGGCGTGTTTAATGCGGGGTTGAGATTGCCGCCAAAGGCTTCGTTGTAGTCTTGCTGGACGCCGGCCAGAATGGCGGCCTCTTGCGGGACTTCGAGCCCTTCGGGCGTAAACACAACAGCGGGAACGTTCGTGGTCATGACTCTTGAGCCCGTTTTAAATAAGCAACCGCTTTCATAACTCCCGCTAGGTTATCGCCCCACCTACCAAGAATCGCATTGCATGGAACACAAAGCCAGCCACGAAACTTGCCGGTCTCGTGGTCGTGATCTAAACACAGTTCATTGCGCTTTGGTGGCGCGCCGCATATCTCACAACCGCAAGGCGCAGGGCGCGTCGGTACTGGCAAGCCTCGATATTTTCTATCGGCAATTCGCTGCCGCCCCTCAACCTGCCGGCGTCGTTGGTAGTCGCGATTGCGCAATAATTTTTCTACAACATCGGTCATTGCAGCGCTACCGTTAGGGTTTGCCCGTTGTCAGTGGTAAAAGTTACCTGCCCGCTTACGCGGCGGTCCTGAAAGGCTTGGATTGTACACTCAGCCGAGACCACACCGGGCACCGTCATTGCAGCGCCCTGCATGTACTCTTGGAACACAGTAACCGGCGGCGTGTCGCCGAGTATCTGTTGAAAGTAAGGAATACCGAGCGAGGTGTCGTACCACACCTCGCCGAGAAAGGTGCGCAACGCGCTGGCTACATCCTGCGCGAATTCGTAAGGAGCCTCGGCAAACGCGATGTTGCCGGCGGCATCCGTCAGCAAATCCCAATTTGTCAAGTCGAGTAATAGGGTTTTCATGGGTTAGGCGGTGCCGTGTTGCTTCCGCCAGATGTTACCCCGCCGTGGGTGTGCGTCGCTACGCTTATCCCCTCGGCGGTCACGTCGCCGCTAAATACCGCGCCCGCTGTGCCGACGACGTTGCCTTGCAGGGTGATCGTAGGGGCTTGCAGCTTTATCGCTGTGGGCGACACCACAGTGACCCCTTCGGCGCTGAATTGCACGTATTGCGTGGGTGCGCCATTAAGCAGGCCGCCGACGTACATGCCGTCGGCTAAATTGAACTGGCGCGAGCTGCCGGGGTTCGCTTGGCCCTTGGTCTTTTTCACGGCGCTGATATCGCGCGAGGCAAACACAGCGATACCGAGGTCGCCCGGCTGGGGGTCTAGGATGACCGCATTTGCGCCACCCTGTAAGCGGCTATAAGGCAGCGAGTAAAGCACGCCGTGAGGCACCGCAGTACGGTCGCCGGTCATCATGTTAACGAGGGGCTGAACATCCACGAAGCCCGACGCCGAGACGCCGCCCGAGTTGGTGCACTTCACAACCTTAACGATGGTTGCGGTAGCCATGCCCGACATAAGTTGGTTAACGATAAACGCAGTCAATGCGTAGTCGCTTGCAACGTTCGGCGGCGTTTGATTTGAGACGGCCATTACGCGAGCACTCGCAAGCATTGTAACTGTGACATCCACGAGCCCCGAGGCATGTTGCTTTCGAGCGTGTGATAGATCGAATAGGGATACCATCGGCCGGTTGCGTTCGGCACATCGCTTTCAATCTGCAACGCATAACCACACAAGAACGCCGGGTCGAATAGCGCCGTTACTGCCAAGCCCGAACGCTCGAACATCGGATAACCCACGAGGCCCGAGGTAGGTGTGAGCACGACCGCAGGTTCGGAGCCACGCGCACGACCGGCGGCAGTCACTAAAATTTGATCGCCTTGGATATAAAAATCACAGTTGGCTGCGGCGCATGCTTGCGCGAGTTGGTCCCACATCGTGCCCGAAAAATACGGGTTGGATAAAACGCCCTCGACGCCGTCACCTATCACCAGAACCCAAGGGTCGCCCATGATTGCAACCATGTCTTGAACGACAGTACCGATATCGACTTCATTAGGATACGAGACGGGCTCGACTGGGTTAATCTTTTGAAAGTAACCAGTAACCGCCAAGAGATTGAACGACACGTCGGGCATTGCACGGTAATCGGGTTGTGCTTCGATGATGGTGCCTTTGAACACTTGCACCCAGCCCTCGGCCTTGCCGGTGTTGTTCGCTTCAACGATCACGATGTGATCGAGCACAACGGGAGGGTTGGCCCATGCAACAGTTAACGCATTCATGTCAGCCTGACGCATACCATAGATGCGCACGTCGGCTTGTGTAGCAAGACGCGCAACAGCTTGAACCTTTGCAGTCATGCGTAGCTTGTCAATTACCAGCGTGTTGCTATTCGTGCCGGGGAACACTGCGTTAGCTCCGGTCAAAATCAACGTTACGCGTAGTTGTTTTTGTGTGAAGCTATTCACTCGCCGGCCTCCAAGTAGATCAACTGGAAGCGTGAACCAACACCGCCCAAGCCTTTATAGTTGGGGTTGTCTTCGCCTTGCGTGTCGATGAAAACGAAGTCGCCGACAAACCCTTGATATGCAGCGTCGAGCAATAGGCGCTGACGGTCTCGACAAATACGCGTGCGCACGATGTACTCGTTGTTGAGCAACAAGTCGAAATAGATATTGCTGCCATTTTGGCGCAAAGCAATTTGTGCAGACTGACGCGCAAGCGTTATCGCAAGCGTTTGATTAGGCACCGGCTGCAAGGGTATTTGCATCATGGTGTGAGTTTCCCCACGACGCTAGAAGCTGCGGCCGTCACGTCGTTTTTAATGTTCGTTATCGCCTGCACAACGCCGCTATTAGTGACCGGCGCAGCCGATGCGCTTTGCGCGTTCTGCGTCACCACGGCCGTTGTGGTGTAGGTCGATGTGACTTGCCGAACCTCTCGGAAATACAAATCGACTTCCGATAGAAAATAGGCACCCTTGGCACCGCGTCGCGACACTTCATAGCGCAACACATTTACACCGAGGTAAGTGCGCTCGGGCGTCACGATGTCGTACAAGTCGAGCGTGCCTTGTATAGCTTCAATGCTGTCTAAGAATTTTTTGCGAGCCTCTTTAGTGCCCCCCTTGTACATGCGCACCATTGTCTCGAATGGGTTCGCTACTTTGTTATAGCTTGCAAATTCACCGGCCTGCACTGGAAAATCTGACATAGACCATTCGTTGCGGTAAGTGAACTCGCCGAACGAGTCAGGCTCTACAACAGGCTTGCGCTTTGAAACGACGACGACCTCGTCTAATTGGTTCGGGTCGGTTTTATCCGTCTTCGTGTCTTGCGCGCCGGCTACGTTGCTCTTGTAGATCGCCCAACCGCTTTTAGCAAAAACAGACTTCCACAAAGCGCCGAGCGCAAGGCCGAGGCTTAACACTGGCAACGCTGCCGTAGGCGACAGGGGCGAGCGTGGAAGCTGCGGCACACCGGGCAGCTTCGGCACGTTCGGGAATGGCGGCTTAGGGATAAGGGCCATTACTGCATACCTGTTTCAGCTTGGGCGGCCTGCATCTTGCGGCGCGTACCGTCTACAAAATCGCGCGCAATAGCGTCGCCGGTCTTGCCGTTCGTATTAACGGTTACATTCTCGAAAGTGATATCGCCGCCCTTGTTGCTGCCGCGAATGTTCTCGACGTTCGGCGATGGTGTTGCCTGTGAAGCATAACCGAGCACTTTGCCGGGATAGTCTAGCGTTTCTTGCGCGAGAGGCTTGCCGCCGGCCATGCTGCGACGTACACGCGATTGACCGGCATTGTACGACTCAAGCGCCAATGTCCACGCGCCTTGATCATCTGCGTCGCCCTTAGCGACGTGGGCGTCGTGCAGCTTGCGCACATACTCGGCTGCGGTGTTGATATCTGCAAAAGGATTCTGCCCGGCACCGGGGAAGTATTGCGGCATTAACTGCATCATGCCGGTAGCGCCCGACGCATTCTTCGCCATAGGATTAAAGCCGCTTTCTGTTTGCGCAATGCCAGCGAGCAAACCGTCAGGCAAGCCGTACTTTTTCGACGCCTTAGCGAATTGATCCTCGTAGGCAGCGCGCCCACGTGGATACGAGCGCAAGTGCGCCTCGTTGATTGAGTCGTGCATACGATCAACAAAGCTTTTAACGGCCGTTGTGGCGTCAGTAAACGCCCCCGTCAGTGCTTGCGTTGCGCCGCCTATGGTTGCGTTGCCTGCGGCGTCTGCGCCCTGTGCAATGAGGTTGTTGGCGGCCGTGCCCGGCACTGCCTCGATTGCCAGTTGTTTGAGCGCCGCAGCGTCGAGCGCCTGCGAACGATTGGCCGCGCTTTCTTCCCACTTGGTCGCGAGCGTGACATCGGCACCGCTTACTTGCCGGCGCTGACCTTGGCGCGCGAGTTGGGCCTCGACATCGCCCTTTAAAATCGCGTTCGCGATACCCGGATCAAACCCGGCTTGCATAAGCATCTGGTATGCGTTCGCGCGCGAGGTGCCATTGCGCATAGCGCCTTGGATGGACTTCTCAGTGTCGAGCACGATGCTTTTAAAGTCGCGCATGTTGCCGGTCGTGTCTTGAAACTGCACGCCGAGACGGCCAAGCATGATTAGCGAGTCGGACATCGAGCCGTTGTACGCAAGATCGTAAACGGCTTTTGTCAGACCGCTAACGCTCTTGGTTGCATCTTCGGCTTTGCCGCCGTTCATCTCTGCAATGTTGCCGAAGTTGCGCAGCTCGTTCGCTGCAATTCGATAGTTATCGGAATCAATGCCCAACTGACGAATACCGGCAGACAAGTCGGACGTGTACGAAAGGAATTTTTTAACAGCGACCGCAGCCGTAGCGATGCCCGCAACCTTGCCTATGAAGCCGGTCCAATTCCGGCCCATCTCGTCAGTGTTTTTCTTCGTCTCGTTTTTAAACTTGACGCCTTCGGCGGCCGCTTTCTTTTGGCCGTCGGTGAAGCCTTTCGGGTCTAGCCCGAGCTTTACGATAAGGGTGTCAATTACTGTTGTGCTTGCCACGGGTAACGCGCTCGTTGTGCATGTCTACTTTTAGAACTTCGAGCATGTTATACGCATCCTCGACGCTGTACACCGTTTGCAACTCTGTAAGGGTTGCAAGGCGAGCCGAAACTAACGTGCCGATGACCGGCGGCACGTTCGCGTAACGCACTAGACCGTCGGCGCTTCCGGTGATCGGTCGCCCGATTCCGTAGTCGATGCGTCGACGGCCAGCGAAAAACCCACGTGAAGCTGCACCAACTCAAAACGCAGCTTGAGCCACGTTGCGACCTCGTCAATCTGGCAGTTGATGCCGGGGAATATCTCTTGCTCAGGAGGCGCAGGAAAGCCGGGAGGCTGCCACGTGATAAACGGGGTCATTTCGTTAAACAGCTCTTGCACGTCGCGATGGTCGAGCCCTTGCACCGCACGGATTGCCACAACGAGCGAGTTGCGCAGCGTGGGCAACATCTCAGCAAACCCCGCAGCACCGCCGAACAACACCTCGTCGGGCATCTTCGCGCCGGCATTGGCGAGCGCCAACACCAGACGAACGAACCATCGCTCGGCTTGGTCCGATGGCATCTCGCGCAACACGAACACCTTGCCCTTGTCGCGACCCTCGGCCGTGATGGTGACGCGTAAATCTTTACGTGCCATGCGTTACACCGAGATAGGGGCAGGCGTGGATGACTCGAACGTCAGCTCGTACACCATCGGCTCGGAGAAGCTTTTGCGCGCAGTGGGCATCGGTGTCAGGCGGCTAAGGAAGCCTTTAACAAGCGCGTAGGCTTTGCCGAGTGAAGGCGCAGCGACGAACCCGTCAGCGACCAACACATCGCCGAGAACCTTTTGCGCGCTGTTCCATGCTTCAAATAGGGCAACGCTTGGGCTGTTCGCCATGAGCGACACAGTAAACCGTGTTGGCTGCGGCAGGAAACCGCCCGACAGTTTGCCATCTACGCCCATGATGACCTCGGCAGCGTCGACCGCTTCAACACCGAAGGCCGCATCTTGTGCGTAACCTTCAACAGTGAAAGGGCCGACAACAATGCCGGCGCTGTTGCGAATGGTCAACGTTAGTTTTGCATTCGCGCTTGTGATTGATACGCCCACGGCTTAATACTCCCGAGTTAAATGCGAGTTACTGAACGTCGATTGACGAGAGTTCAATATTTTGGATGCTGCCGCCGTCGGTATACCACAGCGTCATAGGAGGCGAGCCCCGATTCGCGCGTGTGGTTGGGTTGGCGTCTAAAATTTGCAGGTAGTAGCCGGACGTTTGCAGCGTGTCCGCAATGTTGGCACCTGCGGCGGTGTTTACCTGCGCACGCTGCGAGTTCGACAAGGTAATGCCGGGCTGTATCACGCCGTTATTCAAGGCGGCTTGAATCGGGTCTAATGCAGCCGCACGCAACAGGTTGTAGCCTGCGGCGTTGTAAGGCAACGAATTAATGCTCGTCAGCAACTCCATGAACGCAAGCTGCAACGCGTTGTTGAGCCAGATTTGATTGACGTAGGCGTCAATGAATTTCCACGCGCCCGGCATCACGCCGCGCTGCAAGTTTACAAAGCGGTCGTTTGCGGTAGCGTATGCGCCGTAAAAATTCGACTCGTTCGCTTCGAGGTTAAGCGCCTGCGTTGCGTCAGTGATGTCTGCAACGAGACCCGCTTGACCACGGTACGCATAAGACACGCGGCCTTGTGTTTGCAGGTAATCAATCGACGCGGTAATGCCGCAAATCAATGCAGCCTTGCGGCCGTTGCCTGCATCGGTTGCAGGTTCATAGATCGGCGTGACGCCGTCCATATTCGCAGCAACAACCAAGCCGGGGAACGATGTCGGCGCAGGACCGGCGAGCGGTGCCGCATCCGAATACCAGCCAACGTACATATAACGGTCGTTGGTTGTTTGCACCCAATCTGCAAACTCAATCATGACATCGGTTGCAGGTTCAAACGTGGTCATGAACGCGGCCCAATTCTGCGTAACGTTCACGATTTGAGCCATAGCGCCGGCAGGGGTTGCGGCATCATTGCCTTGTGACAGCACTGCGCCAGTTGCCGAGGTAAGCTTGAGACCCGCAGACAACGAGCCCGTTGCAAATGCAATCGTGGAAGCGTTGCCAGTCGTAGCCGAGTGAATCACAAACATCTTGAGCTGTGAGTCATAGGTGACTGTAGCAGTGCTCGAAGGCGTGCCGCCTTGTATGCCGGTTTGAATCAACGCGGCAGCGTTTGAAAAGCTTGTCGCGCTTGCAAGGTTGATCGCAAGCGATGTGGATGAAACGCCATTTACAACCGTGGTCAAGGTGCCCGAGAGGGCTTGCAGTTGCGCCAGCGTCACACCATCGAACGAACCCGAACGCAGATATGCAGATACGGCAGCGGCGTTGTACTGCGAGAAATACAAAACGCTTGGCAGTGCGCTTGCAGTGTCGAAGCCGTTAAAATAAACCGCAGCAAGTTCGGCTTCAATTGAGGTCGGGCCGAAAAAGTTTTGCACGCTTTCCAGTGCTGCAAAGGCTTGCACGGCGTCGATTGGTACGCGTGTGCTGTCGGTCAACATCACGGTATTGAGCGAAAGCGGATTGCCGCCAGCACTCAACACAGACGGGATAACATTCACCAGTTGACTTGCGGGGATTGAATTCATGGCGGGTAACTCACGTCTACGTTGATAAGGTCAGCACTGGCAGCGTTTGCAAACTGCATCGGCGTCGATACTACTGGATTGTATTGCAACTGTGCCTCTACAATCCACCGTTGTTCGTATTGTTCCTCGGCGTTGGTCAGCGGCATGAAGCGCGGCATCTCGGTATAGAGCGGGGCCAAGGTCGGCGCAAGGGCATCAACGCCGTATTCGTCACGCAGAACTGTCGACAGCATGACCGCCCAATCGGCAGCCGCCGGGCCGTAACAATCTAGTTTTACCGTCAATTTAATCGCTTGCTCGATGTTGATCGCAACCGGCGCAGGGTCCGCAGGATTCCAGCGGTCTAGGTTGGTCATGATGCGCGTTTGTAGGTTTGCGGTCATTCCCACGAAACCCGGCACAGGCGGCGGCATCGCGGCTCGGTCGACCGGCAGTTGTATCACTGCGACGCCCGCAGGCACCACGGACACGACGAACGCGCCGAGGGCGGCATATACGTCTTGCTGAGTGATAGAGACGGCTAAGGGCATGTTATGGGGGCGGCGGCGAGGGTGGAGCGGCGTCGGTTTGTAGGTTTACGATAAGGTGGCACCAATCGGCCCACGTTTCAACGACTTTTACGACTTTCCACACGCGCGGCGTTCCCGCAGGAACTTCGGGAAAGTAAAGCAGGTCGCCGCCTTGCTGGGTCACTCGCACAATGCCTTGCGTGTTGCCGTACATGTGCACCGAGCGCAACACGCCTTGCAGGTTCAAGCCTTCGAGGTGCTTTAAATCGCGGGCGCTTATGGCTTGCAACTGCAATGGAACGTTGACGCCGGCAGCATAGCCCGGCACCTGCTTAAACGACGCGTTCGGAGTGTTACCCGTGGACGCGTAGAAAGTGCCGACTATGTCGGGATTGACCACTTGCACCGCATTGTTTGCGGCAACGTGTACGTTAATCATCGCCTGAATCCTCGCCGGTCACGACTTGATAGTCGACCGAGCGCAACATGACGCCGGTATCTATGAGCGGCTTGTTAAAACCTTTCTTTGCAACAGTGCTCGGCGCATTCGCAGGCGACGACCAATTGTTGATAGATTGCACGAGCTGACCTTTAACAACTTCACCCATTAACGACAACGAGCGCTCGGCGTCGTAATGGTTTTTGCGCAGGATGTTGCCGAGCGTCACGCCCCAACGTGGGCTTTTCTTCTCGACCATATCACGGAAGAAAGGGCGCTCGGGGCTCGTAGCGGTTCCCCATTCGTTCCACGCGGCAACCTGCGCCACGTGTAGCCCGGCTTTCTCGTCGTCTGCGCCTGCGGGATATGTGGCGCTTGCAAGGAACCCCACACGCACGTGCGCGCCTTGGCCGAGCTGTTTCTCTATTTCCCTGAGATGTCGTTCCATCGCTCGGCCGCCTTCAACGCTTGCGGTGATGGCTTTAAATGCCACGGGGGCGACTCAGCAACAACCGCCGGGGCCACCATAGCCGGGGCCGTAGAAGCCCGGACCACGACCAATGCAACCATTGATCGGTGCCGGCACGTAGTGAAACGCGCGGTACTTTGCGGTTGCAGTCCAGAACATAGCGCCGTAGGGCGTTTGTGAGAAATACGCCTCCGACATGCTCATGTCGTTAACGTAAGCAGCGGACACCGACACGGTGCCCTCGCTGGCTTGATCCACGCGGCCGACGATGCCCGAGGGCGGCTTGCCGTTCTCGCCTTGCATCAATGCCGCAATGTGCGCCGTGACCATGTAGAGCAATCGCTCGCGCACGTTGGCGTCTTTGACAACGCTGCAACATGAGTTATTCAGAAACAGCGTTGCGATATCAAAATCGGTCTGTAATACCGCGTCGGCTATCGTTGCAAACGCAGGGTACTGCACTTTGAAGACAGCGGCTTCAAAGACAACAATGCCCCGAGTGACAACGACAGGCGCGCAAGGTATTACAGACACGTGTGCTTACTCTACGATTTGACGGCCGGCGCGTGGGTTCTCGGCTTGAGCTTGGCGGAATTTGCGCAGCTCTTTTTTATCGACTTCGCCGTGCTCGTTGTTGAGCATGCCACGCGCGACAGGGTCGATAGCTTCCAAGCCGGTGACAACTTCCGCATGTTCTTTTGCAATCGAACGCGCACTCGCTTCGTCGCCGTGGATGAAAATCTCTTTATTCACGACGGCCGGGTGCTTTGCGTTACGCTTGAACCATTCGGCCATAAATTCGGCTGATACGTTCGGCGTCATGCCGTAGCCGCCAATGATGCGCGACGCGTTAGCGCCTGCGATGGTGACGCGAACTTTTTCGCCGTCTTTGTTCTTGAGGTCCAAATGCAAACCGTTTGGCAGCTTGCAGCCGACAATAACCATATTCGATGCGTTGCTTGTGTCGCTCATGTGAGGGGGTTCCACGTTGTGATTAGAGAAAGGCCGCCGGCCGTATGAGGCTGACCGACCGCCCACGGAGTAGGCTCTAGGTCCACAGCGTACCCCGCGACGGGTATGCCGTCCAGCGGGCTTGTGTAAATTCGCTGGTTCCACTGCGCGCCGCCGGGGATACGCACGTACATACCGGGGGCCGCTGACATCATCGTCAGGTTGAGCCCCTGACGAATCCGCCATGTTAGCGTAGCCTCGTCCCAAAACACCCGCCTCCAATCACCCGATTGAATCACCACGAGGCCGAGCAAGCCCTCGGCAGACATGCGCGCGTTGTAGACGGTGCCGTCAGGCTCGGCCCAACCAAAGCGCCCGATTGCAACGCCCCCAGCGCCCGCACGGAAACCCGCCTCAACGCCCGGTACGAGCGACGAAGCGCGGTTGTAGTAGACCCCCGAAATAACAACGCCCTCGGCATGTGGGTACATACCGAGGGCGCTATTTCCGTACATCGCAGGGACGCAGCTTAACCGAGCGACGAAGAGATTAAGACAGGGCGGAAAATGATCGTGCCCCAAGTGCCTTGCGACTTTTTCTGCGAGAAGTTCGACGAGCCCACAACGATTGCGTGGGCGC